GGAGAACTTGGAGAGGACAATGTTATCAGATATGATGGAAATACAGACAACACAACGTGCGGATCCCAGGTTTGGGATGTGGCGTATAAGAAGTTTGTTGGAACACATCACTATGGTAACATTAAACCTGGGGTGAATGGTGCTGATGGCACTACCAGCTCCATGGTATCTTTTTTATGTTAAGTCACGCATTCCGGCCTGAAGTCATTTGGGCCTTTTTCCACCCCATCACGAAAGTTTATAATAACTGGCGTCCGGTGGGGGGTGAGTTTGGACACTTGGAGTATGTCGGCCATGTCGACGGATACAAGAGATTTGAAAAGAATAATCTTGTGCGTAATGAAAATTACGCCCAATGGCCAAAACACCGGGAACAAGATAACTCAAAGACGATCTTTGGGCCAGCAGGAGACCCGCACGGTGAAGGGAAGCCGATGGGAAAAGCGGGGGCCTACGTTGGATTGCGTAAATATGATAATAAGGTGTGTGATATTACGGAGGATTTTAACGAAGTGATTACTTTTGTGTTGGAGAATTATGCTTCGCGGTGTGGTGTGTATAAGATGAGTGCGGTAGAAATCGAGGAGTTTCTTTACTTGGCAGATGTTGAATTATGTAGCTCGTCGGGGTATCCGATGAATTTGCAGTATAAATGGAAAGTGGATGTTATTTCGGCTGTAGGCCTACCCAGGCTTATATTATGGCTGGATTCGATTAACGTTCATGATCTTATTGCAATTCACGTGTCCTGTCAGAAAGTCGAGCTACGCTCTACTGAGAAGGACCCCCGGCAGTTTACTGCTGCACCATTCGTCCACTGGTTGGTTGGCATCCGATATTTTGGGAGGTTCCATAAGGACTTTCTAGAAATTGGTTTGCCGTCGATTGTGGGGACATCGCCACAGCACCACGGTTGGCAGCGTATGCTCCTTAAGTATGTGAAACGAGTCGTTGATTTGGATTTACCTGACGCCCACTTTTGTGGTGATGTCTCTAAGTTCGATAGTCGTATGTCTCAACATTTCATGAAACGAGAAGCGGAGTATATGTTCAGCCGTAGTGGGAACTCTGAACAGGTTAGGTGGTTCTATAACAATGTTATTTGGGCGTTGTACTTAATGCCGGACGGTGCTGTTTTTATGAAGGAACAGGGCAATCCGAGTGGGAGATGTAATACGACCGATTGGAATACTTTCTACAATATGGTAATTCAATTCTACATGCTGCGTAAACAAGGTAAAAGTTGGTATGAATGTGTTATGTGGCCTCTTTTAATCTATAGCGATGACTTTCTTTCTGCATGGCCTTTTAAGCAACCTTATACGGAAGCTTGGAAGGAACACATTGAGAGTATGCTTAGACATGAGGTTACTAATGAGTCGCTTGATGGCGGGGGTCTCCCTAACGGGAGCTCTCGCCTTGCGGCCTGCCAAATCTTGTCTGCGGCGTGGAGGAAATACCATGGAGTGTACATTCCTGTGCCAATAAACACCAATAAGATCATTGCCTCCTTGACTTATGTCGAGGCTGGGGTGAATCCTTGTGATGTGGCTACAGGCCTCATGACACTGCTTGCGGGTCGTGAGGATTTAATGCAACATTTCTGTGAGTATCTTGTAGAGGTGGAAAAGGTCGATCCCTCACTTGTGGCCTTGCATCGTTTGAGGTGTATAGCGTTGATGACATGTGAAGAGACCCCTATCGCGGGAACGGGTGGGTGTGTTTTAAAAGATATAGCGGATAATTTTAAAACGGACATCACACTTAGCGAAGATGACTGAAACAAAAAGCAAAGGTAAGAACAAGCAAAAAGTTCAAAAGATGAAGGCCATCCAGGGGAAAGCGGTCTCCCAGGGGCCTTCCAAACAATACGTGCCAATGCCGGCTAAGGCCGAAGCACGTATGTCAGGAATGAGTGCAGGTACGCAACTTGCGTTGCGTAACATGTTGATAAACGAAGATGGTACTCCGGCACGGTGGCCAACAGATATTAACTGTCCGACAGCGACGATGCAGAACAAGGACGTCATTGATGTCGTCCCTGGTCCCGAAGTCACGGATCGAGTTATTTCTACGGCTGCCGCGGGCAAAGGCCAATTCATGGTTCACAACCATCCCTATCTGCGATCAGGTATCGTGTACACGGCTTCAACGTCGGTTACAATGGATACTTCAGCAGGTGGGGGAACGCCCTTTAACTTTGTGGGCACGGGTCCTGCTTCTATACTTCCAGGACAACTCTATTGGGTCAATTTCCCCTTACAAACAAATGTTGGTGCACGGTTGCTGTACCCAAATGGCATGATTAAATCGCCCGCCGCCGCCGGTTTTCCGGAGGCGGGGGCAACTACCCCAGGCTATTTTCTATCGCGTACGGTGGCTCAAAACCCCAGCAATGCGAGTAAGTTTGACCTTGAGTTTTTCCCGAAGTTGCCAGGAAGTGCGAACGTAACTATTTACTATTGTCGTTATGATCCAAACACAGCTCAGTGGATTCAAAAGTCTCTTACAAATGCTGCAGATGCATTATATGCCGGAATGTCGATTGACGGTAGTGGTGCTTTTAGCGGTATTCTGGAGACAGTTTCTGCTTTTGCTATCCAGCTTAATGTTGGGTGGTCTGGACAATTAACAATGACAATGAGAACAGTAGATGGCTCTGGTTCAAATACACAACCTGGTGGGACGATTTTTCTCCCGCAGTGTACCTATAACTGCTCCACAGCTAATAGGCAGAACTATGAACGGCTAGAAGCCGATGGGGTTCATTACTACCGCTGCACTGCTCTAACTGTTCGGGTAACAAATTTGACGCCTGAACTTCAAAAGGGTGGTGTGGGGGATAGTTATCTTATGAATCCCGTCAACCGAATGGGGTACTACCCCACTTTATCACAGTACATTGGTGGACGTTACCCGTATGCACGAGTCGGGTTCGAGGCAAAGAATGGGGACTATAAATACTGGCTTCCTTTTGACGCACGCTCAGGTATCTTTCGAGGTATCGCACAAGCTGTCAATCAGGACCGTAGTATTATTCAGGTCTTCACTCTCCCGGACAAGGTTCAACAATCATTTCGAGTAACAACTGTCATGGACATTGAATTCATTTCAGACGCGCCAGGGTATTCTTATGCTCTGGCCTCTCCTGATCCAGATTTCTGGTCGGGCGTGATGCTGCTTGCAGCTCTGGACAACTGCAACGAAAACCCCTCACATGTAGAGACTCTTAAGAAAGCGTTTAAGAAGGTCATGGGGGTTGTGTCAAGTCCGAAGACGTGGGAGAGATTGGGGAAGGCCGCGACGGTGGCTGCCGGACTTTTGGCAGTCTGAGGCTTCTCTTTTGAACTGAAAATCTCTTATTCACAGATCTGACATGGTGGGTAACAGCGGCGACACGTTTCTGATAAATTAGAATCTGTCGTAACGAGCGAAAAGACCGAATAGACCATATGGCTGCAGAATACTGTTTACCCGAGTGCCTGAGCCCGAAGGGGCGTTCCTGAGTAGTTGACTCGAAAGGGCAGGATTACGGTAGAGGTACCTGTGGGCGTGTGTGAAACCGGAACCTTCTAGAGGATTTCCTATTAGCCACAGCTAAAGATGTTACCGATTGTGTATGGAGTGAGTTTTGGACAATTTGGTGGAACCTGGACCCGGTGTACTCTGAGGGTGTGTAGCGATCAATGACAAGCTAATGCACCGAGTGGGAACTCAAAAGCAGCCAGGCGCCGCTAACGCCGGAGGTTGTGAGGTATATTCCCGTAAGAGCTAAACAGTCATTACTCCGTCCAGGGGTAAAGCAAAATCCAAAATTTCAAATTTATTCCCGTCTTTATGCTTAGACGTAAAAGAAAGCCGTGTAGATGTAGAACACAGTGCGCACAGTGCACCAGCACGAACCAGCGGATAGTCCTGACATTGTATAGGAGGTGTTTCGAACTACACATTAACACTATGTTAATTTCCTGAGTTTCTCAAGGGACAGACTCGGAGACTTGGGAATTTCGTAGCGTACCATTTCACCGGAGTCGATTAAAGACAAGGGCCGCCGAGAGGGCACAAGTAGGTTCCTTCAATCGAGGGGGAAACCCCAATAGTCACGTCAGAATTGCATGGGAGTCAGTCTCCTCGGGTGGATGTTTCACTCGTTCTAATCGACCTTCAGTTCACAGAAATGTGGAGTGGAGTTGTGACCGTAGTTACTAGTAAGTCACTGGAGGGCGCGGGAACATTGTGGAGTCCCCGTTTCTTTATATCGAACGTAGCCGAACGAAGCTTGTGTGTGGGTGGTTATGCGCTGTTAACCTTTTAAGGACCGCCAGATAAAATCGATAGGTCTTAGGGTTACCAAGTCTGTTTAT